ATACCCCGCTGAGTGAATCAAAGACGGCCCGCAGGAGCTTGTCCACGTCCGGCATTACGGACGGGTACGCCCGGTCTTGAACTGTCTTGGGTCGGGGAAGATAAAAGATGACCGAAAGCTCTAGCGGTTCGTCGAGAAGTTCCCAGCCGTCGGTTACTAATTCGAGAGCTGCGAAAGCGACGGCGTTGCGCCAGCGTTTATGCTTGGCTGAATTGACTTGAACTATTCGCCCGTGAATTACGGAGTGCGAACCTTGCGAAGCGGGTTCCCCGGATACGTCAATAGTTAGTTCGAACATACTGGTTCCAAGCTTCTGAGATTCCTGCCCAAAGGTAGAAGCAACCGAAGACTAGCCCGACCACGTGTAGGAAGCCGGAAGATTCGGAAGCGAACTCCACGAATAAGATTCCGGACGCGGACGGGACTAGCCAACGGAGAAACATTAGAACGGCAAAGCTTCTTCGTGGGTAGGAGTCATAGCTGGAGCTTCTGAGCCGTCTAACTTTATCGTTGCGAAGTTTATCGAGAGGTTAACCACGGTCTTTTCTTCGCCTTCTTTGTTCGTATAGTTTCCGATAGCTGCCGAGAGCAAACCGCGAGCGGAAACTTTCTGCCCAACCTGAAGTGAGGTGGTTGGAGTATCGAGCCAAGCGGTGTATCTTGCGTCGCGCTTTTCGCCGTCTTTAGATTTGAAGGTTTCGAGAATCTGGACTCCCTTGTTGTTGAAGACTAGACCAACGATTTCGCCTTTTACTTCTACTGTTGCCATAGTGTTTCCACCTTTCTTTTTTTTCTACCCTAACAGTTAGTTAGGACTTTTTTATATGCTCCGGATTACAACAGTCGAGATGACCGCAGTTCCGAATCCCGGGCAGAACTGGTAGCCCTTCATAAATTGGCCTTGAAAGAGTTTCGGGGTCGAAGTCGCCTTGCCACGGTAGGCACTTAGTATTTCCGTATTTGACAATAAGCGACTGGCCCATTCGACAATCCGCGCAACGGACGCCCGTCTTAGGTTCGTCGATTTTGACGCGCCAAATATGCCCGCAACGGTTACATATCGCTTCGTTCTCTTCCACCGCATTAGAGTATCAGCCCTGCTTGAATCGCTGCGTTGCGACAACACGGGTCGCAACTAAGTAAGCCGATACCGTGAGCGCATTTCGGTTGCGGAGTTCCCTTTCTTTCTTCCGTGTAGGAAGTTGCCCGGGTTGCTTCCGCCCTTCTCTTTTCTTTGATTCGGAGAGCGTGTGCGATTACGTGCTTCGCTTCTACGTAGCTAATAGATTCGTCGCGCTGAGCTTCGATTACGGCGGTCTTAGCGGCTGCGAAGTCTAGGTAGCCGATTAGGTCAAACCAGACCTGAAGCTTCTCCGCTGTTAGTTGTCGGTTGTCGATTGCGCTTAGGTATTCCATTAGGTCTTTTAGTTCGTTCTTAGTCATTAGCCCATTCTTCCAGAGCCTTCGAGTCGGTCGCCTTGCGTTTCGGTAGTGGCCCGTTCGACCAAGCTTCAGCGTTTAGCCAAGTCGCCGGGTTCTTTATGAATTGCTTCTCGGGCAGATTCGGGTCTTCAGCGTAAGCCTTTGCTCCGGCGATTACTACCGCTGGGTCTTGGTTCTTGATTGCCCGCCTAAATGCCCGGAGAGCTGCTCCCTTGTCTACCTTCTTCGGGTAGCTTTCCCAGAAAGAATCAAATTCTGAATCGCTATATATTCTCTCGTTATTCTTTAAGATGTTCTTCTTAATAATGTTCTTCTTAAGTAGCGGATTGTCCTGCGTAGGATTATCCTGCGTAGGGTCTTGCGTCGTGTAGGTGTAGCCACCGAGATAACCCTTTTCTCCGCGCTCTCTTTCTTCAGAGCGCATTAGATAACCCGCTTCGAGCAGTTCATTTATTAGCGTCCGGATTGCGTCGCGTCCGACTCCGTTATCTCGACCTAGACTTTCTTGGCTTATGCTCCAGCCGGGAGCGTGTGAAAGAAGCTGCGCTAGTAATCCCTTAGCCCCAAGTGAGATTCTTTTATCTCGCAACCAGTCGTTCGGTATCTGGGTGAAGTGGTCGTCGAATGAGTGATGTCCCCGGATTAGCGGCATTAGCTTTCCTTTCTAGCTAGTCCGATACTAGCCAATAAATCAGCGAGCGGTATCAGTCGCCCGATTGAAGCCTTAGTGGCCTTCGAAGCGATTGGTTGCCTTGCTTCCCGGGGGTTCGTGTTGCTTATGAATTGCTTCAGGACGCTGGTTTTTATCATTACGAATCCTTCCCCGAGCGGGGAGCCAAAGCAATAGTATTCCGCTTCGCTTACGTTTATCCCCGATTGCTTTTTGTCTGAAGCGTCGGGTTCCGAATACTGCCACGTTTCAACGTAGACGTTTCCCGTTTCGTTTACTCGATAATCAGTTTTGACTTCTATCTTCTTGCCGATTAGGTCAGCTAAGAAAGTTTCGACAAGCTCTTCCCCTATTCGTCCCCGTGTAAAGTCCACGTCGAAGCGTGGTTCGTATCCAGCCATTTCCTTTCCTTTCAGTCCGGTTGTTTCGTTGGAGCCTTTCCAAAGTTATCGTCGAGCAAGTGCCAGCCGTCCCATAGACGCACGGGAGTTTCTGCCGGGTCTTGATGCGAGTAGAGTTTCCAACCGCGCATTCTTGCGAGCGCAGCGAATCCGTAAGACGCTTCCATTTGTCCATTAGAGAATGAGCAGAAAACAATTATGTTCGACGGGCGATTGCGCTCTTTACTTCCGCCCATTCCGCGGTTAGCCCGATGTTGTGGAATTAGTTCCGGGCCAGTAGTTCCGCAACAGGGGCAAGCAACGTCCCGGTCTAAGTATTTTTGAAACTCTTTTTTATTCATCTTCCCACGGGTCAAATTTCTTCGCGGGAAGGTCTAAGCCCGTCCCGGAATAGTCTGCGGAGAATCCAATAGTTGAAGAGCTGTCCGTATCTCGGAAGTTTAGAATCTCTTCTGAAGTCGGAACCGGGCAGGAGTGGCGACGAATCCAATTCTTGTAAAGTTGCGTAGCCTCTTCCCCGGACGCTTGAAACGTTGCGCCGCAGGAACACTTTTCCCGAATCTTCATACCCCGCCAATCCTCCGCCCATTAGTCTAGCTTCGCCATTGAAGTTCTACGTTCCGGCTAATAACCGCGGTCATTGTGGCCGTATCGGATAGAACCTTCATCTTCATTTTTACCCGGTTGAACTCCGCCCGGGCTAGGTCTGCCTTTAGCTTTTCGTCTACGGCTTGAAGCTTCGCCACCGCTTGACGGTCTGCTACCGTGCCTTGACTATTCAAGAAAGATAGAGAAACGGACTTGTCATAAGTTGCTTCTGCGTCCGCTAGTTTTACTTCGGCGTCATACAACGCTAGAGCACCCTTTTCCATTTCCTTACTTATGCGTTGTAGCTCCTCGACGATTTGACCGGGGGTTTCCATTAGTTCATTTCTTCCGCGGTCATCTTTATCCAATCTAGAATCTCCGCTGAAGCCTTAGCAGTCTTTGCTTCGGAGTAGAGCAACCGCAACTTATCTATGTCTTTTGCCTTTGCTAGTTCTCCAGCTTCAACTAACCAATCTCGACTAGGAATTTTCGGGGTCTGCCCGCGGGCCACCTTTTCCATTTCTTGTTTTGACGGGCCTTTGGAACCGCCTAAAGCCCAGCGAAGACTTCTTCCAAGAGCTGAAGTACACGCATTTTCGAGAGCTGAAGTTTTGTTAGCCATTCCAACGCCGTCCACTTCAAACGCCCATTCGGTAGCTTTGGGCAGTTCGAGTTCTTGGTCTTCAGCGCTTAGGTAAACCCTAGCTTCAACAACCCAAGTTCCAACCGCTCTATCCTGCGGTGTTGTGTGATTTACAATTACGCACCTAATATCTGGATACTCCGCTATTGCTCTTGCGTGTCTTTCCTCGACTGTTTCGTACTCGTCTAGATTAAATTGTGCCATTTACTTTTTTCCTTTCTCGTTGTGTAAGTAAGGGTTTCCCATTCCCCGAGCGCGCAAGCTAATCGCGTGTTCGCCGTAGACGATTCCCTTTTTCTTTCCGCCCATAGCCGATAGGACTCGACTCTTTAGTTCGGTAAGTTTCTTTTCTGATTCTTCGAATTGACTTAGAGCTATGAAGTAGTGGACGCCTAGTTCGTCTAGGTGTTCTTCCCCGTCTTCGATTTTAGGATTCATAGCGCGAATAGTTTCGAAGGTCGAATTGCTTCCGTCCCAGTCCGGCATTTTTAGGTTTAGGACTGATTCCCTAAAGCGGTAAGCGGCAGCGATTAGAGAAGTCGCTTCGAATGAATCCCACTCGACTTCGAATTCTTGATAGCTGGAACCTGCTAGAGCAACAAGCACCGCTTCTTGGATTCCGAAGACGTTCATATACCAAAGCACCTGCGCCCGGTAATGCTGCGGAACTTCGCTCCAGTAATCGCGTGAGAACTTGACTTCGATAATGCCCCAAGTTCCGTCCGGCTTACGATAGAGCGCGTCCGGGTTAGCGCGTTGCCAGCTGAATTCCTTATGCGCCCAAGTTCCGGTCGTGAAGATTTCGTAGTCCGGGTGTTCTTCTGCGAAGATTTCTAGGATTGGAGCTTCTAACTTGTTGCCAAGACGCATAGACATATTTGGTTCTACGTCGTCCGAGATTTGATTTGTTCTCTTCGCCCACTTAGTTATCTGAGATTCCCACGGACTCAGCCCGGCGATTGCTCCAATATCGGAACCGCCCACGGCTGCGTCTTCGTTTCTAAGTGCGTGCCACTCAGGGGAACCCGATTCAAAGTTGCCTAAGAATACTGCGTCTCCTAATTCTTTTAGTTCTAGATTGCTAATCATTTTTCCCTTTCCTGCTATTTTCGGTCTAACTTTCCTATAGGGTCAGACTATGACTACCCTACGACAATTATTAGGAATAGAGCGCAATTACCTAGAACTTCACGAAGCGATTCGGGAGGTCGGTTCCGTGGAGTGCGAAGAGCTGCCCGACGTCTTCTTCGCGCAGGAGGCTAACCGGGAGTCCCAAAGGCTAGTCGAAAGTATAGCGAAAGGTATCTGCCAGAATTGCCCGGTTAGGGTACAATGCCGGGACTATGCCAAGTCCACCCGGGTTGCGGGGATTTGGGGAGGCACTACCGAAGCGGAGCGTTATTCAGCGTTGGGGACGTAAGAGATAGCAAGAGCAGAGCTACCCATTGTTAGCAAAGCTGCGGCGACGTTTAGAATCCCTGCGCCTATTTCGTTGCTAATTGTTCCCAAGCTAATCAGTAGTGGAACGGTTGCGGCAATAATTCCGTATATCCATTTACGAGTGGCTGGTTGTAGGTTGAACATTATTCTTCTTCTTTCTTGTAGAGGTTTACGTCTTCAAAGGTAGCAGACGCCGTGTACGCGGTGAGAATAATTGAGATAAGAGCTACCCCGCCAACTACTAGCTGGACGGATACTTCCTTGTCAAAGAAGAAAGTTCCCATTCCAAAAAGAATCATAACGAAGCCCAAGCGATAACCGCCGTAGATTAGTTTCCGGCGATACTTCCAAGACGGGCCAGAAGTGTCTTCACCTTCTTGCTCCCGCAATAGCATTAGAGCGTCGAACAGCTTCACTTTAGTTTGTCTAACGGTATTTGGGTTTTGATATAGCTAGTCGGTTCGGTAAAGCGCGTTCCGTTGTTCGTGTAGACATATCGCTTGCCGCGCTGAATCTCGAAGTGAAGGTGTGGCCCGGTAGATTCTCCCGTGTTCCCAGACTCTCCTAGTTTCTCACCTTCGAGAATTACGTCCCCAACTTTTATTTCTGCGGCTTGGATAGAACCCTTTTTCAAATGATAGTAAGAAGACGTAATCCATTCGCCGTTTATTCTGTGGCTTAGTCGAACAATGTATCCAGCCCCGGCAGGTTCACCGCTTGGGAACTTGATAGTTGAAGGCCCGGCATAGATTACTTTTCCAGCGGCAATAGCACGAACCGGGCGACCAATTTCGACGGCATAATCTACGCCGTTATGGTGCTTTCGAATTTTCTCGATTGGGTGGAATCTCCAACCATAAGGCGAAGAGATTTTTGGAATTGGTTTGTCGAATGGATAGCGCATAGTTCTATTTTACCAGTAGAGAAAAGAAGGCGGAAACTAAACCCGTAACTCCTGCGGCTAGACCTGTATAAGCTATCTTTTCAATCCACGCTAAGCGGGCAAGGGTTAGTTCTACTTCCCGCATTCGCTCCGGAACGTCGTCTAGGTGGTCAAGTTTCTCTAGCAGGCGAACAAGGATTTCGCCGTGTTCAAGTTGCTTCTGATATATAGCGTTCTGGGTTATGCGTACCCCAGTTGTTTCCTCAGCCATTAGTTAGACTCCGCAAAGTCTGCAAGCTCCCAAGCTAGTTCTGATTCATTCCAGAGGTAAGTAAAGCCGTCAGTCGGGTAAGTTGTTGGTGATTGCCATTGACAAGTTTGCTCGTTTAGTGTCCAAGAATCAAAAGGAGATGGGGGTATAAACGCATCGAGTTCTTGATTGTAGTTAAAACCAATACCAGCAAAGTTTTTTCTTATTTTGCGATTGTAACTTGTTTGAATCCAAGTGCCACCTAGATTTTTAACTAGCCAATCGTAGCCTTCATTGGGCTCGTCATTATTGGTTACCAAAACCCTAATGACAATATTGTTTTCGTCTATTTCTGCGAAATGTGCCATTATGCTGCATACCTAACTATTACAATTCCAGAGCCACCATTAGCAGCTGCTGCAGTAAATGTGCCTTGGGCTCCACCACCAGAACCGCTGTTTGCAGTTGCGTTTGTAGGGCTTACAGATACAAGGTCTGCGCCAAAAGCAACTCCTCCATTACCTCCGCCTGCTTGTCCAGTTCCAGATGTTGCGCCACTTGTAGTTCGATAGATGCCTCCACCTCCACCACCAGCATAGCTTTGGCTTGTTCCAGAGATGTTTACAGAAACTCCAGAACCTCCATTACCGGCAGAAGAAGCTCCGGTATCTGCAGCAACTCCAGTATTTCCAGAACCACCACCACCTCCACCAGCGTAAACTACTGACCCAGGATTTTGTGCCCCAGTGCCACCGGCAAAACCTTGATTAGCCGTTCCAGACCCTCCTGCTGTAGAGGTGTTAGATTTTCCTCCACCACCTGAACCACCAGAAACTCCCACGTGTTCGCTGAAAGTTCCACCACCACCGCCACCTGCGGAAGTAATTGTGCTAAAGGTTGAGTCAGTTCCGCTGCCTCCAACTGCACCAGTCCCGTTTGTTGCAACTAGCGGAGACCCAGTTCCTCCTGCACCGATTGTTACTGTGTAATTAGTTGCAACCAAAGATAGTGCTGTTTCTAGTGACCCACCGCCACCTGTTGTGCCAACAGTAGAGCGCAATCCACCTGCACCTCCACCGCCACCGTGTTGTAATCCTCCACCACCACCACCAGCAACTACTAGGTAATCTACAGTCAGGCTTTTCTTTGGTGTGAATGTTCCAGAAGCAGTAAAGGTGTGAATCCAAAAACCTCCCACTTTAGTTATGGTTCCACCAGTTGCATATGCAGCATCAGCACCAGCAGCACTAAAAATACCTAACGGAAAGAGTGCCATTTTAGATTGCTGTTGCGTTCCCGATTATGCGGTAAGAGTTAGCGGCAACACAGACAACGGATACAGCGTCATAACGCTGACCAATCTTGTAAGCAGTTCCAGCGGTTCCGCGCCCATTTATAGTAGTGGCAGTTCCGTCTCGGGTAATGGTTACGGTTCCAGCTCCGTCTTGAAGAATGTCTATTCTTTCTCCGGCTTGGAATGCGGTAGCGGTTCCGATAGTCACGGTCACGGCTGAAGCTGCGGTGAAGACTAGAGTTTCGTAGCGGTCGCCCGGAAGAACGGTGTAGCTGGTCGCCGTGCTAGTAGCAAGATTGACTTCGTTGCTTAGGTATAAATTGACGTCTGCTGCCGCAAGAACTTCTCCAGCGGTAAAGGTTTTTCTAGGCATTGTTTTCCTTATGTCTTTCTTCTATTTTACTCGTAAGCAAGGCGGTCGTCGTCTAGGACACCCAAAACGGCGTCATCTAATATAAAGATTGCGAAGTCTAGACGCTCTAAGCTAAAGGTTATGTTCTTGCTTGAATTGTCCCAGCTATTGTTTATACCGATTACCCGGCAATACTGCTCGATAGCCGGGGGAACTTCAGAAGGTAAATACTTGACTTGAACAATGTCGCCGATTTCTAAGTCTAGAACTAGGTCTTGTTTCTCCGTAGGAATGTTGTCTAGCGATACGGTGACGGTTTCGAATCGGTATTGTGGCTCGGAGAATCGCGCTAGTAAGAAGTCGGATAGGAATTGAAGGTCTGCCGGATTTTGGACTAGCAGCCCGGACTTGTCGTAAACACGAACACCGTAGAGAGCTTGACTATCTAAGTCTTCGGCGAATCCTGTGTCTGGAATAGCTTCGTCATTCTCTAGAAGAATACGATTGTAAAGATTCTCAGAACCGTAGACAATGTTCACGTCGATAAAAGGAATGGCAGTAAGAAGCGGGTTTACTGTTGTATTCGCAAAGACTACGTCGATAACGTTGGGGACGGAATTTCTTTCCCTAAAGACTACGTTGCCTTCGCGTGAAATAAAAAGAGTTCCAAACTCGCTAGTTTCTACAAGCTGAAGATAAGTAAGGGTTCCCGTGCCTTCAGTAACTACGGAATCGAGCATTAGGGTATTGCCCGGGTCTATCTCTCTTCTAGCAGTAGGCCAAGCAACTTCCGGAAGGTCTAGAACCCGTTCGATTCTTGCTCCTGCTAGTTCGCTAGGTGGAACTAATTCATCTAAAGCTGAGTTAGCTAGAACGGAAAAGGCGTCCGAAACCGCGATTGAAACTACCGACTTCTTTCCCGGTTCATACTGAATATCGAAGTCGTCTATGAATCCGTTGAAAACCGGGTAAGTGTTAGAAGTAATGACCACCTCGCGCCGGGGGATAAGCTGCCCGTAATAAAGTCCGGCTTCGTAAAGCGGGTCAAAGAGTCGGTCGAAGTTATCCACCGTAATTGTTGCCACTCCAGCGTCTACGCGGTCGAGAGCTTGGGACTTTCCTCGACGGACGGCGACCGAAACAAGACGAGAAGAAATATTAAAAAGCTTAGTTCCGCCTAGTGTGTAATCTACGTTATCTAGAACACCTTTTACCGCGTCGTCAAGTCGAAAAGCGAAAGGGTCGTTGCTACCCAAGTCAAGACCTAGTTCTACCTTTAGAGCTGGGGCTGCCATTACGCGCCCTGCCAGACTGCGCCCGAAGTTCTTTCATAAGCCTTGATTGCGTCCACGATTGCTTTTCCAATAGTCGCACCGGAACCAACTCCACCTTCTACGTTTATGTTGTAGACGCTTTGCTGGGTTGTGTTATTGAATCTCGACTGCGTTCCGGTCATACCGATTTCGGAACCTAAAGTCTGGATTTCTCCGAAGCCCGCGTTTATTCTTCCTAGAGCGTCGGCTCCACCGGCTACTAGGCCCGCTGCTAGACGCGCGCCCGCAACTGGCCCGGCTTGGATTACTTGCTGAAGTAGTTCTGGGCTTAGGCCCATAGAAGAAAGCTTCGTAATGTTCTGAGAAAAAGTTTTTGTTTTTGCTAGCAGCTTATCCATATTACGAATAATGGAATCGGTCGAACCGCCTAGCTCGGGCAGGCTAAAGGCTCCAACGATTGCGTCTTTGATACTTGCGAAGGTGCTAGTCACCGAATCGGCGAATGATTTGTAAATTCTATCGCGTTCGTCCGTTGCTGCTTTTTCTGAAGCAATTCGTTCGTCCCGTAATTTATCTGCTTCTTGTTGGTCGGCTTGAATCTTTGAATTTATTTCAGCGATACCCGCGGCAGTTTTGTTGAACCTGTTTTGAGTTCTCGTAGCTAAGTCCGTGTTTCCCTTTGCGATTTTCTTAGCTGTTGCTAATCCCTTAGTTCCGCCTAGAAGGTCTGCCGCTAATCCTTCTGAGATACCCCTTTTAGTAGTTAGCTTTGTAAATAGCTTTTGATTTTTTACCGCTGCGTTTAAACTTTGCGCGTAAGTCTTTTCTGCCGTTCCGCTTTTACTCTTGCTTCCGGAAAGACGAGCCATAAAATTTGTCATACTGCTTTGAGCAAATGACTTGTCTAGATTCATTCGGCGTTCTGCCGCGTCCGGGCCAACAATAAGCGGAGGCTTGTATCCCGCTGCCGCGCCGTTTAGTCCTTCGATTGCGCTCTTAGCTGCGCCGTATTTTCCGGCTGCCCAATCTGCGTCTTGTCCAGACTTTAGAACTGCGCTTCCAAAGCTTGTCATCGTGGGAGTTGTAGCTCTCGCACCTTCGTTCATTTTCGAGATTCCCTCGGCGATGAAACCAAGAGCTATGACGGCTGCGCCAATACCGCTGAATAGTAGAGCGGAACGAAGAAGGCCGATTGAGATAGTCGCTTTCTTAGCTGCTACGTCCGTGCCACCTAGAAGCGAATTAGTAACAACGGCGATAGCGTTGTAGATTCCTTGCGTGACTTTGATTAGGTTGTAAGCCGTATTGAGAACAAAGAGCGCGCTCGAAACTTTGATAATCGTTTCTGCGTTTTGTAAGAAGAAGGCTGCTGTATCAAGAAGAGCTTTGGCTAAAGCTTTAAAGTCTACGGAGTTTACGGCGTCGCGTAATTTAGAACCAATCTCCGGAGCCATTTCTCGGAGTCCGTCCATAAGACTTCTTAGAGCTGGCATAACGATAAGGCCGATTTCTTCGCTGAAGTTTTCTAGCTCTATTCCAAGAAGCTCTATTTGTCCGGCGAAGGTCTGTGCGTAAGCTTGTGCCGAACCTCCGAACTGAGATTGTAGTTCCGCAAGAACAATCTTCTGCGCGCCTAGAAGGTCGCCCGATTGTGTGAGAGCTTTTATCTGCTCTTTCTGTTGGTCGGTGAACTGAATACCAACTCGGGTAAGGGCAGAGATTCCTTTTACCGGGTCGTTCAACGCCTTACCTAAACGGATAGCTTCCCTGCTTGCGTCCGTTCCCATAGCGCGGGATACGTCTAGACTCGCTTGTACGGTCTGGTCGAAGATGTCGTTATTTAGCCCGGCTTGATTCTGAATGTTCTTAAAGGTAAGAAGAAGGTTTGCGCCCGACTGAATTAGTTCGTCGTCTACTGCGGTTTGACGACTTAGAGTTTCGGAGAGCTTTGCGATATCTGCGGCGGTTCCGTTAGCGGTAGTCCCCGTGGACTTCAGAACGGCTTCGGTCTGCGCCATTATCTTCTGCGCTTCGGCTGCGTTCTGGACGCTCTTACCTAAAGCGGCAGCGACTACCCCAATACCAACCCCGGCAATAGCAGCGTTTCGTCCTAGAGCTTGGAAGTTGCCTCGAACTTTATTTAGCTGGTATTGTGCTTGCTTCAATCCCTTAGAATCGAAGACGGTGATAATCGGTATTCTGACTGCCATTACATTACCTTTAGTCTTGTGTTTGCCTTAGTGGAATATCTATTTATGATTGCTAGGACTGCGGCTGATACGCCTTCTTTTCTGCGTTCGTATCCTGCCCACACATATCGAGAAGCTTTGCCGTCTAGCTTTTTCAGCATTCCCTTAGAGTTTCTGGAACCAGCGTCCGGGCCACTTCCAACTAAGTCGAGTATCTCGAACCCTACTGCGTCGCCGGGGGATACTGCTTCGAATCCGATTAGGGAACGTTCCGTGCCACCTCTACCTAGTTTCGCGCTTGGTCTTATGTAGGTGCGAATCTTAGGAGTTGCGTATCGGGTTCTACCGTTATGGAGCATTCCGCCTTGACCTAATTTGTTTCCTACTAATGGCGAAACTATTGGAACCTTAGATTCTATGGAAGAAATAACAGAAGCTACGCCGGGTTCGTTTATGATTTCTTTTCTCATTTGTGCGAAGAGCTGTGGTTCGAATTTTTTTAGTTCGGTGACGGTTGCGCCCAAGCCTTCTACGTCGATTCTTAGCATTTCAATCAGCCTTCCTTCTATCTATTCTACTGAAGAGAAATAAGCAAAGCCCCTGCGTTAGCAAGGGCTTCACTTACCGCGGAAGGTTCTTAGCGACAAGCCACCTGTTCATTGTCCAAAGCATTCGGTCGGACTGCTCCAGTAAAATACTCGGAGCGATTCCGGACTCGACCGCTAGGGAAGCTATGAACCAATGAGCGGAGCTATCGCCTAGTCCTACTATTCTGGAACTTTTGGGTCTTCAGTTGCTCCAATAGCGTCTACTAGTTCTAGCCAACCTTCGAATTCTTTGTCTGTCTGCTTCCTGCGCTTCTCAGAATGCCAAGCGAGGAATAACAACCAGCCCATTTTTGGGTCGTCTAGTTTTGCTATTGAAACGTCGTACTTGTCTTCGAACGCCACCATATCGGGAGCCGATACTAGAACGTCCTTGTGTGTTCCGTCTGCGAACTCAATGCGTAGGGTTAGTTTCATTTTCTAGCCTTATGCGGTTGCGAAGGATACGGAACCCGAAGTCGGGTACGAAACTGAAAACGAACTTAAATCGCCGATTGCCCCGGCTACTGGAGACACGCTATTCACGTGAACGGTCGCAGTCCACGCTGGGTTAGTTGAAGAAGTGGCGGTTCCATTTGGGTTAATTACTACGGTCGCAAGTGTTCCGATAAGCGGGTTTAGAACGGTGTTGATTTCACCGACGCCGTAACCGGAATGAAAGTCTAGTGAAACTGTTCCAGATTTTAGTCCAGAAATTAGTTCTGTGTAACCGTTGCTTCCGAAGCTGGTTACGTCCACGTCTGCGGCAGTTAGCTCTAGAGTAGCGGCAGCAACACCAGTTGAAACGTTAGTTCCGTTGATTGTGACCTTTGGGTTTATTACTACATACTTTGGCATTTTTTTTGTTCTCCTATTTTCCTAGCGGTTTTATTGTGCGTAAACTACAACGTTGAACTCAGCGGCTAGATAGGTAACTTCGCCAATAACAATAGAGCCGTAATTCCGCATATCGGTTACTCGGAGAGAATCACATCTCCCACCAAGCGTCCTGTCTAATTCTATCGCAAGCTTTACCGAAGAACTTCCGGCGGGCGTCACGTAAGAATCTAGAAGCCTTTGTGCGGTTCTTTCCCCGACTCGACCGACGACGCAAGTAATAACGAAGTTGTATTCGTCAAGTCCACGGGAACCAGCTTTGTCATAATTTACGCTTGCTACGTTAATAATCGAAATGGGCGGGGAGATTGTATCCGGAGTTTCGGTTGTAGTTCGAAGCCCGGTGATAGTTCCAATAGCGGAAGCAAGTCCGGAACGAAGGTCGGTAATAGAAGCCATTAGGCGAATCTAACTTTTCTATAAACGTCGATAAGGTGCTTCACGTCCGGGTCAAGTTGAACTCCCACGCGAACGGCTCCCTGCTCCCCAAATCCGGCGATTCCCAAAGGCGAATCATTACGCTTAAAAATTCTTGCCGCTTGAATCACGGTTGCTTGCTTTACTGCCGTCGGAACGGCTGACCAGCCCCAGACGCCAACAACTCGAACGGTAGCCTCTCCGTCTAGGACGTCAAATAAATAGTCGTCTACGGCTCTTATACGGGTAGACGGGTGATTTGTAAGACCGTCCACTATTCCGTTTAGTGGCTCTAGCTGATAATCCTTAGCTGCCCAAGTTGTGCCGAAGTCGTCGCCGTCGGAGGTCTGAAGAGTAGTTAAAGTTATTAGGTCGTCAATTTCAGCAACGTAAGAATCTTGCGGAGCGAATAAACGGGTCGCTGTTCCAGCGGTGTAGAAGTAGCGTTGCGTGTAGCTGTCCACCATTCGAGAAGCTGATTCGACCGCAAGCTCTAGAAGCGTATCGTCCACGCTGTCGGTAATCCGAGCGGAAGCTTTTATTTCTGCGAGTGTACAGTAACCATTTACGATTGCCATTAGATTCCTTTGTTTCCTTTTATCTTACCAGCCGGGCTTTTATAGCGGTCGAGCTAATCCCTGCGGTGTAGGGCAAGAACCCGAACCCAACTTTATTAGCTTCTAGCCAATCTCTAGTAAAGCCCATTTGGGAGTTGTAATCCTTATCTGACCAATCCGTTCCAGTAATTACAAAGTCCGCTTTTGCTTGAATTATGGCTGGCTTTGAATCTTGCCCGCCATAGTTAATAATAACTTCGTCCACATATCTACAAGCCCGAACTACCGCTGCTCTTTCCTCGGTGGTCATTATGGGCGATTTGCCTTTGAACTCTTTAACAAATTCGTCTGTATTTATGGCAACAATAAGCGTTCCGTCTTCGCCCGCAAACTGTTTTAGTCTGCGTAACATTTCAACGTGGCCCCAATGAAAGACATCATAAGTTCCGCCGTTATATATTCTCAATCCCAACGATTAGCCCTTCTAGTTTTTAAGTCCCAGTAGCCCGGGGAGAAGTCTTCTTCGTTTACTTTCTTGTTAAATAGATTCTGATTCGCTGCGTAGGTTCGATTATTTTCTATCGTTTTGTTCTTTAGGCTAGAGCTGTTTTCGTGGTGAACTTTAGCTTCTAGTCTTTGAATCTTTACTCCAGCTTTTTCCATTCTCCGGTGAAGGTCGTTATCGTCAAAGTAGAGCGGATAGAATCGTTCGTCATAGAGTCCAGCTTTAGCTATTGCGCCTTCTCCGAATACCACGCACGCCCATTGTGGAATGATGTCTACGAAGTTCAAAGCGTCCGGGTCTGTTTCAGTTGCGATTATCTCCAGCGCACCAGATTCGAACCAAGCGTCGTCGTTTACTAGAACCCAGTAAGGCGCGTAAGGGGTGGACTTGATTACTAGATTATACGCACCTACAAGCCCAAGTCCGAAGGGAACTCGTAGGAGCCATAGATTCTTTACTTGTTCCGGTTGCTTAGGTTCCCAGTTCTTCGCTCCGGAGTTGTCTACGATTACCAAGTGTTCAATCGGGTAATCTATCGAAGCTAGTAATCTATCCGCTTTGTCGAACTGACTGTAAACGGCGAATCCTAGAACGGGAATCATTATGCGAATTTCTCCCGGAGAATCGGCAACCAATACCTAGACCAAACCTTGTCTACGTCAAAGTCCGAAGCGAAGTCGATAGCTACTTGTGAACGGCCTTTGCCTAACTTGTAAGCCTCTTCTAAAGCTCCAACTATTGACGGCACGTTAGGAATCTGCCACCAAGCGTCCTGCCCGGAATCCCAAGAAGGCTGTCCTTCTACTAAGAAAGAATCTTCAGAAAGAAGGTCGGGAGTCGCTGCCCAAGATGAACCGACCACGCGGGTTCCACAAGCCTGAGCTTCAACCGACGGAACGCCGAAGCCTTCTCCGTAAGACGTCGCAAGTAGAACGTCCATTCCCGTATAGTATCCGGCTAGAGTTTCCTGCGATATTCCATACCGATAACTTAGGGGATTAGGAAAGGCAACGTCTTCTTTATCTATGCCCAAGCTTTGAAGAAGGCTAACTAAATTCCAACCGATACCCTTAGAAATTGGGTCGGTGTGAAGATAGAGCATAACGTCTGGGTGCTTCTTCTGGAAGATTGAGAACGCAAGTAAATTTTCTGAGAATGCTTTGCGGTGAACTAGGCCAGAACTTTTATTTGCCGCAACCATTCCCACAACGAAGCGGTCTTTCGTTCCCATATGTTCTTCTACGGACTGCCCGTTTATTTCGAAGGTGGGCTTTAGAACTTTAGTATCTATTCCGTGCGGTGCGTATTTACACTCAATACCTTTAGCTTCCATTTGTCTAACTCCGTGCGGAGCCATAGCAACCGGAGTCACTTTCTTTTTCTTTAGAAACTCTTCGACTCTAGGCGGTATTGTTATATGGTCGAGTGGAACCCAGCTAAAAATGTCTATGTCGTTGAACGCTGGATTAGTAAGAACCCATACGTCGTAGAGCGTAAGCATAGCGTTCGGTTGGTTTGGCTTAGAAGCTGAAAAGGTTTTGTGGTCTATCGGAGCAGAATCGTTCGAATACATATCGAAGCCCCGGGCGAAGTGTGGAATCTTTCCGTAAGGCGTTTCTAGTTCGCGCTTGATTCCTTCGAGTCCGTAGTTAGAAAGAGCTGCTACGTCGAAGCCGTGACGCTTTAGGCGGTCTACTAGGTAGCGAGCTTGCTGTCCGTAGCCCGTCGGTTGGTCGGGTGAATTTGAATAGAGCGTAACCGTTCCATTGAACTGTTCACGGTTAGCAGGGTTCTTGGATTTAGTAGGAGTCATAGCAAAAGATTAGCAGAAGATTTCGACAGAATAAAAGGGGAGAGCCGAAGCCCTCCCCTTCCAAATTCTTAGGCGGATAGGTAACGCGCCTCTTCTTGGATAGCTTGGATTCCAATTTCCAGATTCTCTAGGTCGGAGATGTACCCGGCTGGAACCGCTTCGATTCTTCCGGTCTTTAAGATTTCGCCCTTGTCGTTGAAGTCCCACTCGTCGCCGATAATGTAGATTCTAAAAAGACCGTTCTCCGCGAATACTTGATACTGGTCTTTGGTAGCTACTGGAGTTCCCAGTTCTTCTAGATAAATAGTTTTCATTTTCTTCCCTTTCGATTCCCGGGCCTTTCCCGTTAGTACAACTCTACGGTAATTTTGCCTAATTTTGACTAATTTCGCCGAATTTCTAGGAATTTACCAAATCGTTACAATAGGCCATTTGACTAGCTAAAGGAGTTCCACGGCTAAAAGGAAAGGTCGCCGGAACCCTACCGTCCGGCGACCTCTCCAGTCTGTTAGCTAATGCTTATGGCTTAGCTTGCTCCTCCGCGGAATTTGACGAAGTGGCTTGCGTGTGTCAATTTTGAATCCACGCGAGCGGTAACCCTAAACGTGGTTACATCATTTGCGAAAGCGTAATCTGCGGACTGAGCCACTTGTACACCTCCGGCAAGACGTGTCTTCAGCGACGGAAGATGTCCCACGCCAATCGAAAACGCATTGACCGCAACTGTTAACGCGGCCGGATTTTCGTAAACTGGGTAGCCTAGAAGCTGGTCTGGCTGACCCTGTGCCATATTTCCAGCTGTCCAGATAAACGCTCCAGAACCGTCCTTAAGTTTGCGAACTGCCGCAAGACCTGACTTGTTCATCAGCCAACCGACGCCCGGCAGCAAACGTGCCTGTCCGTCAAGAGCATAAAGCAAGTCCACCAAGTTTTCGTAAGTCGGTGCTCCGGAAACTCCGGTGCCACCAGTTACCGCAGAAGAACCAGTTGTGAAGATACCAGTAGGCTCTACGGTTCCAGTTCCAACGGTTAGTCCGGTGTTGATTCCGAAACCGATTGCGTTTCCAGCTTGCTCCGCGATTAGCGCAGAAATATCTAGCGACGAGTCTGCTAGTAGTTCATTTGCCACCGGAACGAGAAAGCTGTACTTGAACGCTGACAACTGTACATTCGAAAATGTCGGTTCGCTGTCTGAGATAGCTGAACCCGCACTCTTGATTGTTGCGGTTGAATATCCGGTTAGAGTCGGGATTGTTAGTGTGTCCCCACCTGCGGTGTTGATTACCTGCGAAACGGAAAGCATAGGGCCGGCAAGTCTGGCCACGCTGAAAACTTCGTCGTAGAAAGATTTTGGCACTAGGTTGTCGGAAGGAACAAGTGCTCTCTTCTCTGCTCCGAATGTGTGTGAACGTATTTCTCCGTTAGCGATTGCGCGTAGGATATCTGCGTCCTGACGAACTTCGTTAGAAGGAATAAAAGAGTTGCGGGCTGCGTCTACTGCGCGGGCTTCACGCTCTTCCATTTTCTTAGCGGTGTCGATAGCTGCGTCGCGCTGAGAAATTTCGTTCTCGATACGCTCGATTGTTGCTTGGTCATCTACGGTTAGTCCGCGCTTGTCCGCTTCGGCTGACTCGATTACTGTACGAGCCTGCTCGATTAGGTTGTTGCGGGCTTCAACCTGCGACTTTAGAAAGTCTGACATAGTTGTTACTCCTTGTTTGATTTGTGATTATGGATTCCCGTCAAGCTAACTCGAACGGATACAACGGGGAGCTGACTCGACCCGCTGTTTATATTCTACCAATCCGGGTAAAGAGCAACCCCGCCGGAAAGGAATACGGCGGGGTTGCGTGTCGAGAGAAAGGGGGAAATCCTCGACGGCCCTTATCGGGTTTCTTTAGCCTCTGTGACGCGAACTTCTTTAGCTGGAGCTGCGTTGTCTAGCTCCCAGATTGCTTGCGCCCAAGCTTCTACATTATCAACAACTATTCCATATTCGGGATTACCTGAAGATTTTAGAATTGCTTCTTTGATTGCGTCTTTGCTTGCCATTTATAGCCTCTTCATTAGGAGTTCAAATTTCTTTTTCTTTAGTTCTAGCGCGGTAAGGTCTTCCGAATTAGCTTCCACTTCTGCTTCTTCTTGCGGGGTTAGTCGCTGAATTACTTTAGTTAGAAGTTCGGACTGCTCTAGAGATAAGTCCTTGCCGTCTTCGATAGCAAGCATAGCGTCCGCAAGTTGGTCTGCGTCTACCTCTGCGCGCTTTGCTACTCCGTCGAACGAACGAACGGTAGCGGTTCCCGCGGTGGCACTATATGCGGCGTAGGCAACAACGCTGACTTCAAAAATTCTGACAGACTTTAGAGTTCTTTCTGTTCCTTCAGCGTTCCAAGAATCTCCGCCCGCTGGCACGGAAAAGCCGAAACTCATAGCGTTTACGTCCCCGCGCTGGACTAGGGTTCGAACGTCGCGTCCTAGAGTCGTGTCTGGAAGAACTGCGGTAACGCGTAGGCCGTAGTTATCTTCTTCTAGCTTTAGAGTTCCCGCCCGAGTAGAACCTAGAACGGCCCCGGTGTCGTGATTCCATAGAAGCTTGATGTCGTTGCGCGCCTTTAGTGAACGCTTGAATGCTCCGGGAGCTATTCTTTCAATAAAAGGAAGTGGTTCGCTAGGTGAGTTGAAGACTGCGGCGTACCCGGTAAAGGTCATTCCTTCTTCACCTTCAACGGCTCTTAGTTCAAACTTTACTTCGTTAGTCCGCTTTTCAATCTTTGCCATTTGTTCGCTTTCCTGACTTATGCTTGCGCGATTTTCTTCTTCTAGTCTAGCAACGACGCCTTCCGCATATTTCATTGTGCGGTTAGCGGAAGATTTGCTAGGGCCACTTCCCCAAAGAAGGTGAGCGACAACTCCGGCAGAAGGATAATTTTCTGAAGAAGGATTAGCGTCCGGAGAATCTAGGTCGCCTAAGTGTCTAGCAATCCACGCAGCGATACGAACCCACTTATCTGCGGTGACGTTTCCTTCTGCCATAGCCCGGGCTTCTCTAACGGTTCTATCTACTAGCCCGTCCCCAGCTAAGCCCTCTGCGTAGTATTCAAGTCCACGGCGGGCGGCTGCTCTCATATAAGCCGGGGGAGTTAGATGTACGTCCCGTTGTTCTGTTTCATTTATTTCCGAGCGAGTGGACTTCGGGTGAGCTTCGGGCAGTAAGTCATTGTCGGTTATATACTTTGAATTCTCTGGGCTACCGTTTCGAAGAAGATAAAGGAAGGCGTTTACCCGTGCCATAGCCCATTGGTTTCGACCTATACCCGGACGGAAAGAAGTTGAATATGCTCCGGCTCCACGTCGATAAACTGCCGCTAATTGTCCGTAAGTAGTACGGGTGTAGTCGGGTTTATTTTCTTCTTTCATTTTTTCGTTGTGGTCTGAAACTTTGTTGCGGAGTGCGGTCTGCGTTGCTTCGCTTAGTTCTATATCTCCACCTGCGCCACCTGCGCTGCCCGGCTTGTTTTTATCGCTTCCGATAATCTGCTCCGACGCTGGGGCTGGTTCTGCCTCTGCCCTATCTTCTTCGGTAGGTTGCCACGCATTACAGTAGTTTCCGCCTAATACGAATGCGTCCCAACGTTCGCACCAAGCTTTATCGCCGTCTTGGTTTAGTCGGGTTTCGTCATAGAAGAAGCAATTTCCGCAAGCTCTACCTTCTGGAACGTCTGGAGATAGTGCCGGGCGATAGTTGTCGGGGAGTTCTCTTTCTTCCATTACTCGACCTCGTAGACGTCTTTCGGATTCAACGGGTCAATTTGCGCGACACCTTGAAGCATTACGGAAGGAATTCCGGTGTGTGGAATAGGTGGGAGGCCTAGAGCTTCTAGAACTGCCTTCGGGTCATAACCAGCTGTGACTAGTCTTTGAGCCATAAGAACTTTTTTATCCTCGGTCGAGATTCTAGAATCTGCGATTGCGACGTTAGCTAATGGAACACGAACTTCATCTGCTACGGTTTCGGTCATTGGAATAAGGTCTTCTAGTCTGCGGATATCGTTGACGGTGTAGTATCCCGCCTGAAGTCCGATTGAATAAGCGTTAGCCCTAGCTTGTGAATCTCCGCGTAGAAGCCCGTCTAGGTTGAATCTAAGGAATGCGTTTTCTCCACCGGGAACTTCAGATAAAAGAATGCTGAATGCGGTTTCTAGTTTCTGGACGATTGGACGAAGTGTGTGTTGAACAAAGAAAATAGAATCCTGCTCCACGCTTGCGTAAGCTGTGGAGCCTTGAACGCCTAGCATATGGTTCGGAATGTTGAATGCTCTAGCTACGTCTTCGACTGCTAAACGCCTAGACATTTCTAGCTGACTTTGCTCCGGGTCTACTCCGGTAACTTTCCAGTCCGCTCCGCCAGATAGAACTCCGGTCTTGTGCGACTTTCTTAGTCCACGGTGGGCCGCGTCAAAATTACGCCGTAAACTTTCGGCCTGTTCGGAATTAAGATTTCCGGGAAAAGTTATGATTCCTTGCGGTGTTGCGCTGTTAGAAAAGAAACGAGCTGCGTAAGATTCAAGCGCAATAGAAAGACCAAAGTTATCTTTTAGAGCTTCGACTCTAGCCATTCCGCGAATCTCTCCCGGACGAACTAGGTCTGCGATAAAGATAACGTCTTCGGAGCTAAGAAGATTTTTCTCTCCTTGAACCTCGAACATTACGCGACCGATACCGTTGCGCTTTATTTGAACCTTAAGCGGGTTTAGTGGAACTAGATTCACGACTTGACCACCGGAGCGGAAGACGCGAACGAATGCGTTTCCGTCGATTAGAAGTGAAACGATTACCGATTGCCAGAATGCGGAAGGCTGTTGGTCTAGGTCGGGTTTAGTCACCCAAGCTGGACGGGGACGGAAAGGATAGCGCGCACCGTCCCGACGAATGAAAGCGTCTAGGGGTAGGGTCGAGATAGTATCCGAGATAAGAGATACCGCAGAATAGAGCGCGGTTATTTTGAACGCGGTTTCCGAATTTACATTAGTGCCGGATTGATTCAGGTCTAGAAGGTCGTCGCCAGCTCCCCAGATTGTTTGGAAACTTACTGCTCTCTTTTCAAAGAGATTATTTAGCATTACTTACGCTCCAATGCGATACCGAAAATTAGTGTCGCAACGCCAGCGACTATTAGCGCAACGGGGATAGAGAAAAGCCAAATGCCCGTCACGACTAGCACCGCTCCTGTTATCTGAATTATTGTCGCCATTTTCACCCTTAGAAAAAGAAGTCGGGAACCATTTCTTCTATTCTACTGCTAACTGCTCTATCGAAGGCAATTACTGCGGCTACCGCTGCGTCAATCTTGCGCGGTGAATGACGGTTCTCTTTTACGATACGGATTCCTAAGTTGTCTATTTTGGTCACGGCGTTATCTAAGTGCCTTGATAGAACTGGGCTTCCGTCGTGTTCTACGGTTCCACCTGTTACGGCGTCGAAGAATTTCGCCGACGCTTGTACCATTCGCTTCGGTGAAGTGCTAGGCCACTCAACGATTGGAACCCCGCGGTCTGCTAGGACTTCCATAGAGCGTTGCCAGCGGAAAGGGTCGCAAGCTACTTCTCGGGTCTTCGGATAGTCGCGCATAAAGTTCATAATCGTTTCCTCGACTTCTTGGATATCTACGCGCCATAGGTCATCGTGGATAGTTAGGTCTTTCTCCCATTCCTTGACTAGCCAAAGAAAAGGTTTTTCGTCTTCGGTCTTTGGAATCGTACACGCAACAAGAACGGTACAGTCGCCGGAGAATGAGCCGTCGAAGCCTAAGATAATTTCGTCGTCCGGGCTAACTTGTCTTTCGGTCTTCAGTTCGTCCCAACTTCCAGCCGGGAGCCAAGCGGTCTGTGAGCTTACCCATTGGTTTAGACGCTTAGTTCTAAACTCCGCTTCGGGTGTTCGCTTTACTGCGCTCTCGAAATCTGCCTTATCTACTAAGTCGTCAAAGCCCGGGTTAGCTAATTCCCAAACTTTCGGGTCGCGGTGGTCGGCTTCGTCCGGTGCTGCCCACCAAGCCATAAAGAAAGAAGGGTCGATAACTTCTGCGCGTGAAACTTTCTGACCATACTGGAACAAGTTATATGCGATTGAGTCCTGCCCGGTCATATCCTTTTTTACTCCGGCTGTTGTGATTGCGATTAACTGCGCAATACTTCCACGGTTTCCCATAGCTAAACTCATAACGTCAAATAGAGAACGGTCTTTGTGCGCGTGAAGCTCGTCTGCGATTACACGGTGCGGGTTGTATCCTTCTTTAGAAAAGCTCTCAGCGGAAAGAACACGATACACGGAGTTAGTTGCTGGAACGAATAGTGCGTCCCGATAGACCTTGACCATTTCGGATAGCTCCGTGGACTCGACGATTCTCTTAGCTTCACCGAATACGATTCGCGCCTGTTCCTTTTCGGCTGCGATTGAGTAAACTTCTCCACCGTCTACGCCTTCAGCTAGTAAGGAATAGAGTCCAAAGCTAATAGCGGATAGCGCGCTCTTGCCATTTTTCCTGGGTTCCCCGATTAGTACGGTTCTTGCCACTAGCCCGCCTTCTTCATCTCGGGCGTAAACGTGCCGGATAAGTTCTTTCTGCCACGGTCGAAGCTTTAGAGCTTGTCCCACTTTGCCCGCTATGCCGTCCTTACCAATAGTTCCAAAGGTTTCGGTAAACTCGATTACAATTTCTCCGTCGCCTTGCTCGATTGCTTGCTCTGAAACGGGCGTTAGCCAAAGCGGGGGCCAACTATTCACGGTTAGCCTTCTTCGCCATTAGCTCTTCTAGCTTGCTCATTTTCTTTACTTCTGCCACGCCTAGCCGGGAGCGGTCGGAGGGAGTGAATCCAAGAAGCCCTAAGTTAGAAACTATTTGCTTGTCCAGCTCTCGAAGTCCCCGGCGGTCTTTCGGGTTGTTGTCGGTCATTACACGCACTCGGAGATTCCAGCGTTCGTCTATTAGCTCGCAAGTCATAAGAAGAATTTCTAAGTCGGTGTTCGGGCTTATCCAATTTATGCCGGATTCCCAAACCCGCTTCCATAATTCCTGCCCGTATTTAAGAAGTGGACGTGCGGGTTCTGGAGTTTCTCTTGCTTGCGGGATTAGCATTATTGCCGATTGCTCGGGTAGGGCGCGCTTGCCGGGGTTGCCAAGAAGTCGCTTCTGCTCTATTGGCTTAGTCGGTCGTCCTGCTGTCATTAGCTTCCCTTAAAAATTTTTTAGATTTCTCCCAATCCCCTAACGGGTCTTGGAAAGTATCTCTTTAGCTATTGTTTCGCCTATGGCTTTAGCCATAAGCGGGGGAACGCTTCTCCCGATACGTTCGCAACGTTGGGCATAAGTTCCGGTAAGGATAAAGTCCGCGGGGAAACTAGAAAGAAGACGAAGCTCTTGTAGCGTGAAATTGCGCTTCTGTAACGGGTGGACTACCGCAGCTGCCCCGACAATTCCGACTTTAGTTGTAATTGTTGGTATCGGCTTTGAAGGGTGTGGCTTTACTAGTTGAAAGTATTTCTGTGACGCCTTTCCTATTTCAGTCTTATCCCACTCGGGGCCAACAGCATACCTTTCTAAACCTATGTCTTTTCCGGTTTCGGAGTCTAGGTATTTATCTAGCTTAGGTACTTCTTCAAGGGCTTCATTTAGGGAGTATTGGTAATCAAAGGGGGAAGGGAACGCCGGGGCAACTTTGTATTTCTTTACTAGGTCATTACGAACTCCGATAAAGATAATGCGCTTCCGGGCCTGTGGAACACCTAGCCAAGAAGCGTCTAGAAGTTTAGCCTCGACTTGATACCCGTTAGCTCTAAGGTCGCGCAGGATTTCGCGGAAGTAGCCTAAAGCGGTTCCCCTAACTAGCCCAGAAACATTTTCAGCGATAAAGGTTTTTGGTTGAATCTCCTTTATTAGCCGGGAGTATTCAAAGAATAAGTCGTCCGATTTTTGCTCGGAATCTGAATAAGACTTTACTTTTCCCCAAGCCTTTTCCCTAGAGCCAGCCATAGAGAAAGAAGAGCAAGGTGGAGAGCCTTC